CCATTATCTGTTCCCCTGGGTTGGATCGACATACGGAATATCCGGATAGTCAAAGCTGTATTTCGGATCATCGAACTGCCGGCGGTCCTGATCGTCGCCCTTATCATCGTGCCAGCCACCCCCCCTCAGATTGCCGCTACCGTCACGGACCTCCGGATCGTCCGGATATACCTCCTCGACTGGTTGCGGGCACTGGTGGAAACTGAGCCGCCCGCAGACCTCATGGACCAGGTGACGCTTGCCCTTATGCTTGACTGCCAGACAAGATTCGTCGCAGTCCGGGCAGTAGGTCCGGATCAAGAACCACGGCGGGATTTCCCCCATGTGGATGCCCTTCTCGAAATCCTTTTCAAGATCCTCGAATTTCTTGTCGAGCCAATTCCCCGAGTGTTTTGCGAGCAGACCCTTAGAATGGAATGTCGTCACTGAAATTCTCCCCGATTTCCTTGTGATCGCAGAGTCGCAGACCGCGGACCGTCTTGCCCTTGTTCTTGACCTCCGGATCGACATACAGCCCGATTTTCTTGCCGACAACCAGCGACTCCTCAGTTCCGAACAGATCAGAAATCATATTGGCGTTTGTCTTGTTCGCAACTAATGGCTTGGAATCTTTGAAATGGACGATCAGCTTAATCTCCGGTTCTGAGTTCTCCCGAGCGACGTTTGCTTCTGTGAAGTCAGAGATAGTCAGCACCACCCCGGTTGCCTTCCAGACCCGATCTTCTGGGAAATCCTCAGAACTGAGGTACTTTCCGCCTGAATGTTTTTTGAGTAAAGACACGTTATTGCTCCTGTTTGAGTTCAATTCCGAGTTCGTCTGCCAAGCGCTCAATAGCCCCTGGTTGATGCTCCTTGCAAGCCGTCACAACTTCTGAGGCCGCTTCTTCGAGCCAGCTAAACCTCAGTTTGAGGGTTCGCTCGTCTTTTACAAGGTCAACGATCAGCCGCCGGAGGGAGTCACCCTCGCGGCGATGATAGCTTTCCTGCTCCTCGCGGTTGCTGAGCATCTGTTCCAGTTTGTCAATCTGTGCTGTGAGTTCTGATTTTGTTTCAGCTTTTGCCAAGGTCAATTCCTCCCTTATAGTTCGCCGCCCGGTAGAAGCGATCGAAGCTGAATAGCTTGTTCTGCGATTTGCAGACCGTTGCTATTGTGTAGATGAGTTCATCAACCAGGGCGATCCGGTTCTGGGTTGTGAGGTTGATGAGAGCCTGTTCGCGCTGAATCCGCAATGCGGCTGCGAGGACTATGAAATCCTTTCTGGACATGGTTTGTTTCTCCCGTGGTTTTGAGGTTAGTGAACCCGAAGGTTCGCGGATCAGTATACTCGCATCAAACCGGCTCAGCTAGCACCCTTATCCTAGGCTGGGGATGCTGAGGTAGGTTTCCCTGGTTGGGACGTTTCACGCTCCCGTGGTCGTCCCGGCCGGGTTTTGCCGCTCCCTGGTCCTCCCTGGGCGATCCAATCGGGTGACCCTTGCCCTTGCTATTGGCAAAACCAGCGCTTATGCTGTCCTTGCTAACTTAACCTCACTGATAATCCACGGGAGATATTATGGACGTTTACGTCAAAATCAAAACAGTCTACGGCAAGGAACTTGCCTACCCTGATTGTGTCGCTTCTGGAATGTTCTGCGCCATCGCAAGAACAGAAACCCTCACCCCTTACGTTCTCGACAAAATCAAACAGCTCGGCTACCGGGTGAATGTCCGGCATGAAAGCGCGTTGGCCGAAGCGCTTGCCGAAAAGCGGGTGATAGCATGACCATCGGTGTATTGCCTTGCGACGCTCCTGGGTGTGTCGGGACTGCTGAGTGGATCGACTATTGCGGCGCTCGGGTCTGCTGGAAATGTGACAAACACCACGGCCTGACCCGCTGCTATTGCGGCTGGTCCGAATCAGGCGGCGATGGTCGCGCAGAACTGGTGGACCTGGGCGAAACCATCGACCCCGAATCCGGTCACCTGATCGTAGAATCGCTGATATTTCTTGCGGCGGTCTACGTCCTGGTCCTGGTCGTGATTCGATATCTCTGAAAATAAGAAATGTCGCGTAACAGCCTTTGGGTCGCTTCGGCGGCCCTTTTTTATGGTAGTCTGAATCCAACCAGTGACCGGCCACATTGTCGGTTGGGGATTCAGTCCCAGTGAGCTATTGCGAACAAAGTAGCAGCAGACCAGCAGCAGATTGACTCGGAAATAATACGGGGATACTGCCAGCCCGTCCCGCCTAACCCGGCAACGGTATCGAAATTTGAACCACTCGTCAACGGGAGCAACCATGTCCAATCCAAGCGGCAAGAATGGCAGCAATCGGCTAAGATCGGCTGGTCAATCTGAACATCTCAAAGTCACAAGGCTGATTCAATTATGGCAGCGACCAAGATCCACTCCGGCGATATCAACGCCCGATCCCAGGACAAACTCAGGGCAAGTATTAAAGCGGCGCAGATAATCAAAGCGCTTTCCGATCACATACTTGCTGGGCTGAAAATGACCAACACCCAGGTCAGGGCAGCAGAGATACTACTGCGTAAGGTATCGCCAGACCTGCTTGCGACCGCGATCAGTGACAGCCGAGAGACTGGTCTGCCCTTGTTACAGATCGTGCGCTCACCGGCTGCTGGTGCAGTCTCAGCCCCGCCAGCCCAGCCCCACTCCAAGGTCAGCGACCAGCCCGAACCAGGGCCAGCCCCAGCCCCAGCAGTAGACAGCGCGGCGTAGCCAATCGGCCGGCAAACAATCGAGATCGAATGTTTACTTAATAGGTGTGACACACACGAAATATGGCTGATTTACAACCTGTTATTCGCTATGCTCCCGCACCGACGATTGACCGCTTTCAGCAGGATGATTTTTCGTTTGTAAAGGCATTGCGAGGTCCGGTCGGGTCAGGAAAGTCAGTAGGATGCACAATCGAATGTTTCAAGTTGATGCAGGAGGCAGGAACAAACACCCGTTCGGCTGTTATCCGGAATACCTTTCCTCAGTTACGGCAGACGACTCTGAACACTTGGTTGGACTGGCTGCGGCCATATGGCGAGTTTCGGTACTCGGATTTCACATGGAAGATGAAACACGGCGAGTACGAACACGAAGTCATTTTCACAGCGCTGGACAGGCCGGGAGATATAGCCAAGCTCTTATCTTTGGAATTGACTTGGGCGTGGGTGAATGAAGCCAGAGAGATCGAATGGCCGATAATCGAGATGTTGACTACCCGCGTTGGTCGTTATCCGCCTCAGAGAGATGGCGGGCCAACTTGGTTCGGCATACTTATGGACACGAACTCGCCGGACGATATGAGCGCATGGTACGAAACTTTCGAGATCAAGAGGCCAGATGGCTGGACGCAGTACGTTCAACCGTCAGGGAGAGGTGAAGATGCTGAAAATGTCGAGAATCTCGTTCCCGGGTACTACGAGCGTATCGCTGACGGGAAAGATGCTGCGTGGGTCAAAGTTTACGTTGACGGTGAATACGGGTTCATCGTGGAAGGTAGGCCCGTTTACCCCCAATGGAAAGATCCTCTCCATGCGGTTGCCTGTCACAAAGACCCGAGTTTGCCTCTGCTGGTCGGTATCGACTTTGGACTCACACCGGCAGCTTGCTTTGTTCAACGGTCCATAACCGGCCAGTATCGGGTTATCGAGGAGTTGGTAACCACGGAAATGTCAGCGGTCGAGTTTGCTGACGAGCTTGGTAGGATACTCAGGAGTAAGTACAAAGATCATGAAGTGGAGATATACGGCGACCCTGCGGGGGAACAGCGGAGTCAGGTGGATAAGCGTACACCGTTTCAAATCCTCAAAGCAGCCTCGATCAACGCCCGCCCTGCTCCGACGAATGATCCTCGCTTGCGTGTGGAGGCTGTGGTCCGGAATCTTACCCGTCTCACAATGGCGGGCGATCCTGGGATTGTTGTTGATCCGCGGTGTCGCTATCTCCGGCGAGGCATGGCCGGGGGGTATAAGTTCCGTCGTATGCAGATTGTTGGTGAGGAGCGTTACGCTGAATTACCCGAGAAAAACATCTACTCCCATGTGTGTGAAGCTCTCCAATACGCGCTTTGTGGTGCAGGCGAGGTAAGATCGGTCATGGGACGCAAGAAAGGCAAGCCGCTTGATTACGCTGCAATGGACCGGAGGGTTGTGTAATGGCTGATATTGGACGAAGGCCGCCATATACCGATGAGGTACTGGCTGGCATGGTTGGCAACCAGATCACCCAATCGAAGGACTTTGCACAGGATTTTCTTGAAGAAAATAGACGCCAAGCATGGAAGTATTATCTCGGCCGTCGAGGTCGTGACGAGGATTTCAGCGCCACAACTAACCGTGAGGGTTATACACGCGAAGGTGGCTCAGAAGCAGTATCAGAGGATGTTGCAGACATGGTGGAGGCGCTTATGGCGACTCTCATGCCTGTGTTCGGTAACGATGTACCAGTCGAGTTCGAGCCAATCGGACCGGGCGACGAAGAAAATGCCTCCGCTGAGTCCGATGCGGTTGCCAATGTCCTGATCGAGCAAAATCAGGGCTGGGTGGTCCTGGCCGAAGCGATCAAGGACGCGCTGTTGCTCCGCAATGGCACGATCAAGGTCTGGATTGAGAGCAAGGTTGAGGTTGAGAGGCGCAGTTTCGAGGATATCAGCGACGATCAGTTAGCCGAGTTCCTTGCTGCTATCCCCGAAGGCATTGTTGCGACCGTCACCAGCCGGAAGAACGGCAACGCCCGACTCAAATTCACTAAAATCACAAAAATCCCACGGGTTAAGGCCATCCAGCAGGCGCATTTTCTTGTAGACCCGAATCACGACAACATTTTCATTCAGGATGCGTTTTTCATTGCCGAACGCAAGTTTACGAGCCGTAGCGAGTTGCTGACGGCGGGATTTAACAAAAAGAAGGTTCAGGAGCTTCCCTCCTTTACGCAGGACACCGATGTAGACTCGACCGCAAGCAATATCGAAGGCATCAGCGCAGAACTGACACGTCCGACCCACGATACCGATGTGATCGAGTGGTACGAGGCTTATATGCGCATTGACCTTACCGGCGACGGTGAGAGCCAGTTGATTAAGTTTGACTGGTCGAACAACACCCTTCTGAATAAGCAACCTGTCCCGTTTATCCCTTACGCAACCGGGACTGCCTGGCTTGTTCCACACAGATACTCGGGCCTTTCGGTTTATGACAAACTCCAACAGGTTACGGACATCAAGAGCCGCACTCTCCAACAGTATCTCGATAATTTAACCACAAATAATACTGCTCGCACGGCTGTCAACGAGAACACCGTCAACATTGACGATCTGCTTGCCGGCCGTAGCAATGCTGTGATCCGCAATGACGGACCTCCCGGCGATGATCTGATGCCATTCCCGACCAATGACACCGGGCAGAGTTCACAGTCATTGTTGAACTACATGGACAAAGTACGCGATCAGAGGGCGGGTGCGGCGCTCTCGCTACAACAGCCAGAGGAGCAACTGGTAAGGAGCAATATCAGCGCTGCGTCTGCTGACCGCCAAATGTCAGCCGGCGAGCAACAGGCCGCAATGGTGGCCCGTACCTTGGCTGAAACTCTCATACGTTCCACCTTCCTGCTTCTGCATGAGACTCTGCGCACACAATTCGATGAGGAGATAATGCTGAATCGGAGCGGTCAGTGGATTCCTGTCAGTCCTTCGCAATGGCCGCAGCGTTCGAGAGTCAACGTCAAGGTCGGGCTGTCACCTGCCGAGCGTAATCGCAAGGCCAACAGTCTGATGACCACCATCCAACTGATGCAGAGCGCCATACAGTTTGGCGGACAGGACATCATGGTGAACCTCAACGGTATCCACCGGGCGATCCTCGACTGGTCGAAATCGACTGACCTGGACAACGCGGAAAAGTATTGGCTTGACCCGGAGAGTGAAGCCAGTCAACAGGCACAGCAGGCCGCCGGCCAGAAGGAGCAGGAACAGTTCGACGCACAGATCGGTGCGGTGACGGCCGAGGCTCAGGCCGCGGCGATGAACAGCCAGAATGATTTTCAGATCGACCTGCAAAAGATCATATTCGATTATTTCGACGCCATACTGAAAGCCGAGGTAGAAGATGCCAAAATTATCGGGAGCGCCCTTACAGCAGCCCAACAAGCAGCAAATCAAGCAAGCGCGGGGAATACTGGAAACGGAGCGGGTGTGGGATCATCTGAGAGCTAAATACTACGCTGAGTGGCTTTCAGGCGATCCAGAGACTTGGACCGTCATTAAAATAAAGCTCGATATGGTATCGGACCTTCGGGAGCTATTGAGGAAGTTTGACAATGCCTGAACAACAAGCGCCTAATAAGGGCGAAGCAGTTGAGAAGATCAGCGCTTTACTTGCTGGGAAGCAAGAGTCCACCAGTGACCGGGAGGTCGCTCCAAGTGATGCTCAACCACCTGTTGAGCCAGAAGGGGATGAGGGTTCGGGAGAACCTGATTTGACCCCGACCAGCCTCGCAGAAACTCTCGGGTTGAAATCCGACGAGCTTTTCTCGCGTTTCAAGATTCCTGTCGATGATGGCGAACCGCTGACATTGGAGGAGTTCAAGGACAAGGGGAAGGAACTGCGGGGATTACAAGCGGCTCAGAGTGAGTTCGCTGAGCAGAAAGTGGCGCATGAGAATAGCGTCATGAAGCAACGCCAGATATTGCAGCGCGCACTTGGGAAAGTACCGCCGCAGTATCTCACCGAAGATGTGATCGCAGAAGTCCAGCAGGAGCAAGCGGCTTACGTCCAGGGTGAAATGAAAGCGTTGTTGGCTGTGCGCCCGGACCTCAAAGATCCGGCGAAGTGGCGTAGTACGCAGGAGGCGTTGATCCCACATCTGGCACCCTATGGTTTTTTGCCGGTCGAGATTGAGAACCTGCATGACCACAGGATGCGAAAGTATGTGATCGACAACGCCGAGCGCGAATTAAGGGTGAAGAAACTCAATGCTGACGGCATCGAAGTTGAAAAGGCCCCGAAATTACAAGCCCCTTCTCGCAGCCCTGCAAAGCCTGTACGACGAGCCACAGAACCAAAAGCAGCCAAAGGCCCCAAAACCCTTGCAGACAAGGCGGCCGAAGTAGCTGTTTTACTTGGAGCTAAATAATGGCAAGTGCAAACTTAGATGGCGCAGACCTCGCCGCAGTTGTTCTCGGAGGTTTAATCAACGAGGACGTTATGCAGCAGATATTCGATATCTCGGATATCCCGCTGCCCTTTACCGATATGATCGGTTCGGGTTCACACGACAACAGCTTCACCGAATGGACGATGGACCGGCTTGCCGATCCTGACCTGACCAATGCGGTTGTTGATGGTGACGACGCCGGAGCAGACGTATCGGCCACCGGCATCCGGGTTGCCAACCATTCGCAGATCAGTGAAAAGACTCTGCGTGTCTCGACCAGGGCGCAAGACAGTTCGACAATCGGTTTCGCTAATTCGCTTGCCTACCAAGTGATGATGCGTGGCAATGAAGCTCGCCGCGATGTGGAGGCGATCATGCTGTCTGTGCAAGCGTCTGTTGCTGACGATGGCGCACTCGTACCCGGCAAGAGTGCTGGACTCGGTGCGTGGATAGTTGGGACAGATATTTTCGGTAACGCAACCGGCTCTGCTGTTCGTGGCGCACTGGGCGCTGACGGTGGCTGGCTGGATACCGAGACTGATGGCCTGGTAGCGATCCCGACCACGGGTACAGATATCGCGTTGTCGGTGCTGGCTGTTCAGGACGTACTGCAATCGGTGTGGGAGCTTGGCGGCGATCCAACTATCCTGATGGCGCGTCCCGCTGTTATCCGCGGCTTGTCTACGTTCATGTTCACCAGCTCGGCACAGATCGCCACGCTGGAACGTGATACGGCGGGCATCGACTCGGCAGCAGCGGCGCTTATGTCAGTCAACGTGATGATTACCGACTTCGGCATTACCGTGAAGATGATCCCGAATCGGTTGCAGCAGGTAGCGTTCACGGATAGCGATAACCTGTACGTCATCACGCCCTCACAGGCGATGCAATCATTCCTGACGGGATGGCAGACTGCTCCGCTCGCAAGAACGGGTACGGCTGACAACCGACAGGTCAGTGCTGACTGGACGTTGAAGATCCTGAACTGGGAGGCATTTGGAGTTGTCGCAGATATCGACGCATCACTCCCCGTCCTCGCCGTGCCTGCATGACGATATTCGGACCAGAGTTTGGTTCGAGCATGGTTGCTTAGTTCGGGAGAACTATCAGCCGTCACGCAAGGCGGTACTGGAAGGCATAAAGCAGCGGCGGAACGATGGCGTGAACATCGACGCTCCGTTCGGCCGCTGTATGCTTACCATCCCGCAGCACGACTACCAGCGCTTGATGAAAGCGTACCCCGCCCTTAACTCGCACGACACGGTAGAGCAGACAAAAGCCTGGAAGCGGTTTCTCCGCTCTCCCGAGTCGGAGGCTTACAGGAACTACTGATGGCGAAGCATCAAAACAAAGCACCGGGATTCAAACCACAGCGCGGCAGTACGTTGATTCGTGCGCGTGGTGTTCAGGTTGGCGTGGTAACTAACGGCATCACCGTGCAGCCCATCGCAAGGGTTCACCCGCACAATGCCAATCGGAGGTTCATCATCGGCAATCGGTTTGTCAAGAAGTCTGACGTATGAGCCAGATACTTGACCGGCAGACTCTGATTACGGAGTTCGAGGCTTACATCAAGCGGTCGTTTAACGTGAGCCGGCAGGATACGTTCATTCAGTTGACCGAGCTGCGCATACAGAGGGATCTACGGCCGCGGGAGAGCGTGGTCAAGGCCACCATTGTCCCAACCTCGAACCTGGTAGACCTCCCGGCAGATTTCATCGACATACGGGAGTTGTCTGCAAAGAACGGCAACCGGGTTGTCGTACTGAGTAGTGTCGGTCGGCACAGACTCTCCTTGGCAACTTCACAGACCGGCTTCCCGGTTGTTTACTCCATCATCGGCAACCAGATCGAGGTAGGCCCGATCACCATACCGGCTGACTTTACCCTGTGGTACTGGCAGAAGTTCCCGTCACTGGTCAATGCGACTGACACCAATGTTCTAATAACGACCTATCCGTATGTGTGGCTCTACGCGATGCTGGTGGAGGGTGCTGTCTACATTCAGGACGACACTATGCGAGGTATCGCAGTCGAGACTTATGTAAACGAGGTGAAGCGTGTCAACCAAAGAGAAGCACAAGGAAGATTCGGAGAATCCCCTGTCATCGGAGTCGGGTGACGGATCATGGCTCTCGACAATGCAGAGTTCATTAGCGAGCTTTCAGTCGTTGACCCGCCAGGTACAGACCCTCTTAACCAGGGTGACGACCATATTCGGACAACTAAGAAAGCTGTCCAGCAGTCTTTCCCTAATGTTGGGTCAGCCGTACCGCAAACTGGCGCTCAAATGGCGCAAATGGCGATCAAAAACGAAGTAAACATATTCACTCAACTCAACACATTCAAAAACGACATAATTCTCGACTCCGGTGGCACAACTGCTCTTACATTCGACAAGGCGGCGGTTCGGCAATGGCGACTCAGCTATTCCGGCACAACCAATAACTTAGACATTCGCCGCTTCGTCGGCGGCGTCCTGATCGACGCACCGATAGAGTTTATTCAAGCCACTGGCAGGGTGCAGTTTGCCCAAGGCATAGACAATGCTGAGGGCACGGCCACGACGCCGAGTTATAACTTCTTCAATCGGAACGCCGGTATGTACGCCAGCGCGGGCGACCGGCTCAACTGGGCGACCGCAGGAGTACAGCGAGCGTTCCTGGACGTGTCGCAGTTCCAGCTCAAAGTTCCGCTGACCGCCATCGACGGCGTGGAAACAGCACCAGGCATTGCGTTCGCCAGCGACTTGGGCACGGGCGCATACGCCACCGCAACGGCGTTCAATATCTCAGCGAACGGTCAGACCATCGCGTCGTTCACATCGTCAAGCGACATCTTTGCAGCGGAGGGTCGGTCATGGGCTGGCAACAGTCTGCGAACTGCGGCGCGTCCCGCGTTCAATTTCAACAGCGATTCAGATACCGGGTTCTACAACAGCGCCCCGAACACCATTGGCATCGCAATCGCCGGCGCTGGTAGTTACACCCTGGACGCCGCCGCGTTCTGGACGGGCGCGGGAATTTCGATTCACGGTGACGGGAACAACACCCCGACGAATCCGGCCTATGCGTTCAACAACGACCAGGACACGGGAATGTACCGCAGCGCCGCGAACGAGCTGTCGTTCGCAACTGCCGGCGTCCAGCGGCTCAGTATCAGTTCAGTCGGTCGCCCGATATTTTTCAGCCCTAACGCGATGGAATTGCAGACACCTGCCGCGACAACGGCGGCCAGCTACCAGTTGAAGCCGGGTGGCATTTTGGCTTTCGAGATGGCAAGCGGGACGACAGCAAATCCTGTTTGGAGTCTGGTCAGATATAGCGCCGGGGGCGGGTTTCTCGGCTTGCCGATTCAGGTCGAGAGGCTTACCGGGCAAATCTTATTCCCGGAACTGCCGACCACTAACCCCGGCGGCTCGGGTAAACTCTGGAAATCAAGCGGCTTCGTTGCGGTCACATAGGATAGGATCATGGCATTAGACGGTGCGAACTTTATCGCGGAACTGAGTATCACCGACCCGCCGGGTAGTGATCCTCTGTCGCAGGGTGACGACCAGATACGCACGATCAAGCGAGCGACCTTCCAGTCGTTCCCGCTGATAGCTGCTGCCGTCAATATCACTGACGCACAGATGAACCTCATGGCTGTCAAGAATGAGGCCAACGTATTCACCGCCGATCAAACCATCAAGGACAACGATTTGGTGCTGGATGCCGCTGCCGATGTTGGCTTGTCGATTGCATACCAGCGTAGCGGTCTGCTTCGGTGGTCGCTAACGGCGGTGGCGGACGCAGGGAATCAGGATTGGTCGCTGACACGGTTCGATGACCTTGGTGATTTTATAGACCTGCCGATAACGGCGGACAGGGCAACCGGCGTTGTCAACTTCTCCAAAGTTCCAACCGTCCAGGGCGACCCGTTGTGGATAGTTGGCGAGGTCAAGATGATCGTGCAGGGGGCGAGCCTGCCGAGCAACAACTGGTTTCCCTGCAATGGTCTGCTTGGCACGGTTGACCTCCGCGACAGGATTATGGGAGCGCAGGGTGTATTCACTGGCACACAGTCTCCGTTCCTCGACGCGCAGACAGACGCTGGTAATGCTGGCACGACTGCGCTGTCCGCAGCACAGATGCCGAGCCACAGGCACAGGGTTGCAGAAAAGTCGCTTAGTGGCGGCCAAGTGCAGGCGAACCCGGCCACTGTGCTGGCCGCTGGTCAGGGGTTGGCCGGTGTAATTCTCTCCACTGGTACAGTGTCCTATGCCGACCAGACCGATACCAGAGCTATCGTTGAGAATACTGGTGGCGGCGGAACTCACACGCATGACGTTGGAGGTCTTGAAGTGAACCCTGCCAGCAACGATGCGTTTCAGGTCATGCCGTTTACTTACTTCATGCAAGCAATACAGTACGTTCCATAATGCCACAGGTACAACCAGGACAGCGCTCCCGCGAGGATCGGATACTTAGCGAGATTCGTCCGACCGGAATTGTTGAGGACATACCGGCAGCCGAAGTCCCGCCAACTCAGTGGACGCAGATGCAGAACTTCTACATGCGGCTGTCCTACGCACAGAGGATTGGCGGCCTATCGCAGTTCTTTGCTGACTGGACCGATGAAGCGCTCAACATTGCCAATGTGTTCAGTGCGACGATCAACTTCTGGACAGTGATGGGCAAGACCACCATTCAGGTGATCGACCAGGGCGGCAACGTCGATGATATTACGCCAGCCTTGTATGCCTCTCCTGTCCTGCCGGCAGAGGCAACGACCTCGATCATCAACGGCTTTCCGGTGTTCAACTTCCGCCAGTCACCGCCTGCCTTCTGGGATTTGAACACAGGCAATATCGCACAGCCGCTACCGGGGTGGCCGGCTGCTACCAGTTGCCGCTCTATCCGTACCTTCCAGAACTTCCTGTTTGCTCTCAACATGACCGAGGGTGGCAACGAGTTCCCGACAAAACTGCGGTGGAGTAATGCGGCCGAGCCGGGCACAGTGCCTACCGAGTGGGTTGCGACCGCCACCAACAACTCCGGCGATGCGTCCCTGGCTGATACAGCCGGAGGCATTGTCGATGCTGGTGCGCTCCGGGGTCAGTTCGTCATTTACAAACAACACGCAACCTACCTTGCCAACTTCGTCGGCGGCTCGTTCGTATTCACGTTCCGCAAGTTCCTCACGACCTCGGGGATCATGGCGGCCAACTGTGCGACTGAGGCATTGGGCCAGCACGTTGTTATGACAGACGGCGATGTCATCATTCACGATGGGCAGAACATCAAGTCACTGGTGGACGAGAAGCTACGGCGCTTTATCTTCTTGCAGATCGACCCGGTGAACTTCCTCAACAGTTTCGTTTTCAATTATCGGGCGGCCAAGGAGGTTTGGATTTGCTTCCCGACGCAGGGCTTTACCGAGCCTAACGTCGCGGTGATCTGGGACTATGCGCATGACGAACTGAGTATTCGAGAGCTTCCAGAAACATGGAGTCATGCACAGTCCGGGCTGGTGATCGCCACCACAGCGGTACTTGATTGGGACAACCAGACTGATACTTGGCAAGAGTCATCCGGTAGCTGGAACAGGGCACAGTTCACCGGAGCGTTCGAGCGGGTGTTGTCGAGCGTGGCCGTGTCCACACCAACGGGCTTGACTGACCCGCTTGGCGATGGCAACAGCCGGTTGTTGTTTGTTGACGATACCAGTACCACGCGGGATGGCTCGGCGGTGGTCGGGCAGATCAGCAGGGAATCACTCGACCTGGGTACGCCGGAGTCGTTGAAATATGTGCGGCGCGTGTGGCCTCGCATCCAAGGGAGTTCCGGCACGGTTGTCAAGGTCCGCGTCGGAGTACAGGACGAGCCGAGTGCGCCTATTTCGTGGAGTGTGCGGCAGGACTTCAATGTGAACGTCGATGATTTCCTGAACTTCGATGCCAGTGGTCGGTATATCTCGGTGCGTTTCGAGGATGATGATGCACCCGGAGCGACCCCGAATCCCATTTGGAGTATCCACGGCTTCGATTTAGAGTACACATTCCAAGGAGATTTCGGTGGCGGTTAGCAGGGAAGGCGGCGGAGTACCGTACACACCCAAC